AAAAAGCTAGAAGAGATTCAGATTTTGTAGATTTTTGGGATGAAGATTATATTTTATTTCATACATGGGATATAGCAAGAGAAGGTGTAGCAGGAAATACTTTTGAAGAGCAGTTAATTAATTTAAAAAAAATTAGCAGGCATTTAACTATTCCTATAGTAGAAAGTGAAGATAATTTAAGTGGAGGTAAAAATCATTTATGGTTAAAACCTAGAGGAGTAGGAGCTTCTTGGAAAGGTGCAGTTATACCAATTTATAATCAGTTTTTTATAAATAATAGTACTACCTTTATGGTAGCTAATGAAGAAAAATATCTAACTGATGATGGTATATATACTAAATATTTAGAATATAAAAATACTTTATTAGGAAGGCATGATAATTGGAGAGATTTAGGATTATCAGAAAAAACAAACTTTAGATGTGCAGGATTTAGAAGAACTTTTTCTAAACAAGATATAGGAGGTATGCACTTTAGAGCTTCTAGAATGGAATCAGTAGAAGATGGAGGTGTAAAACAATTAGTAGAAGTAGGAGGTAAAAAAAGTTCTGTTTACGGTTTACCTATTAATGGAAATCCTAATAATATAAGAGGAAAAAGAGGTCATATAATATATGAAGAATTTGGTACTTTTCCTAGAGTAAAAGATACTTGGGAAGTTGCACAACAAGGTGTAGAACAAGATGGAGCAGTATTTGCAACTCAATATGGATTTGGAACAGGAGGAGATGAAAATAATATAAGTATTGCAGATTTAACATTAATGTTTAATGACCCAACTACTTATAATATATTAGAGTTTACAAATATATATGATAAAGAACTTTACGGTTTAAAATCAGCTTATTTTACAACTTGTTTACAGTCTTTAAATTTTATAGACAAATATGGTAATACAGACCAAGTAGCTTCAGAAGCTTATTTTGATGAAGAAAGAGAAAAAAAGTCAAAAGGTGCTGACCCTACAGCTTTAGTAAAATATAGTGCTGAAAAACCAAAAAGTCCATCAGAAGCTTTAATGGGAGTAAAAGGAAATATATTTCCTGTACAAGAATTAAAAGCACATAAAACTAGATTATTAGCTTCTAAGTTACATAGAGAGTTAATAGTGACAGGTAGATTAGAACCTACAATAGATGGTAATATAAAATTTAATAAAACAGGAGAAGTTCCTTATGAAGATTATCCTGCAAAACCTAATAGTATAATAGATTCTCCTATATGTATAATTAATCCTCCTTATAATAGAGGAGTAGGAGTACCAAAACACATGTATAGAATATCTGTAGACCCTTATAGAAATGATAGTTCTACAGGAGATTCAATAGGAAGTGTTTGGGTTGTAGAAAACCCTAATAACTTAACAGCATATAAAGGAGATAAAATTGTAGCTTGGTATCATGCTAGACCTAGAGACCAAGCAGATTTTAATAAAAATTTATTTTATTTAGCTAAGTACTATAATTGTAAAATAGCACCAGAAAATGATGAACCTGGAGGTATTATAGATTATGCTAAAGTTAATAAACTACTATATTTATTAGAAGAAGAATTTGAATTAGCTTATGATGAAAGAATAAAAACTAAATCAACTAGTAAAAAATCGTATGGTATGCATATTGCATCAGGTAAAGACGATTTAAGAAAATTACAAGGAGATAAGTATATACAAGAATGGTTATGGAAATCTAGAGGTATGTCAGAAGAAGGCCCTATTCTTAATTTACATTATATATATGATATAGGATTTATAGAAGAACTTATACAATATGGACAAGGTAAAAACGCAGATAGAATTTCTTCTTTTAGAATTAATATGTATTATGAAAGAGAATTTTTATACAAAGGAAAAACAATAAATACTCAAGTAAAACAAAAAGATAGTTTTTTTACAATGAACTTATTTAATTAAAATATAATGATTAAACCCGAACAGTTATTACCATCAAATCAAAAAGATGAATTATGGTATAAAAATAATGCTTTATATTGGAATGCTACTATACCATTATTGCCTGTAGATAAAATAAATAAACGATTAGATAAAGCTAGTGGTAAAATAGATTCTAAAGACTATACACATATAACAAATCCATTTAATAGTAAGCAGGAAAAAAGTATGCCTGCTAAACTAGAAAATGTAGATATTATTTCTCCTATATTTAAACAATTAATTGGAGAATTTATAAGAAGACCAATAGAAGGAATAGCTTTTAATAAAAATAGTGATTTATTAAAACAAAAGCAAAAACTAAAACATGAATTAATATTAGAAAGTTTACAACAAAGAGCTACTAATAAACTAATTGAGCTTGGATTGTTTGTACCTAATCAAACTGATGAACAAGGTCAACCTATAAACCCTCCTTTGTCTCCTGAATACATAGAAAAAGAAGTAAGTAATTTAGTAGAAAAGAAAACAGAATATGCTCAAGGACTTTTAGATTATATTTATAATAATAATCAATTATCATTAGAATTTAAAGAAATATTTTATTATTATGCAGCAACTGGAATAGCTATTTCATATAAAGATGTTGTAAATGGTAATATAGTTTATAAATTAATTAAACCTAGAGGTTTTGGATATATAGCATCTGATGGAGTTAGATATATAGAAGATAGCGAAGCTGTAAAAGTGCATTATTACAGAAGTTACACAGATTTAGTAGCAATGTTTGATGAATATGAAGATTTTACAGAAGATATAAGAACAGACTTAAAAAATAAATCAGTATATGGTGCTAATCAAGGTAGTGGCTTTTATGAGATTTTCAGTCAACACTACTACGGAAATAGTTATCCTAATAGACATGATGTAGAAACAAATTCTTCTACATTAGACAGGCATTTAATTACACATATTCAATGGAAATCTTTAACTAAAATATACAGAGTATATACTAAAGATGAATTTGGAGATGATATGTTTGTAGATTATGATGATAATTACATACCATTAGATACAGATGTTTATGATACTAGAATTTGTACAGAAAGGCACGAAGTATTTATTATTAATAATAAACATATAATAGGTGGCAAACCAGTAGAATTTGGAAGAGGTGATTATGAAAATCCTAATATTTGTCCTTGTTCTTATAATGGTGTATTAGTACAATCTTATTTAGATGATGTTAGTACTATAATAGATACTTTAGATGTTTATCAATCTACTTATAATGTTTTAAAATATGTTATACAGAAAACTATAAATAAAAGCAAAGACAAAATTGCGTCTATTCCACTTTCTCTTCTAAATGGATTTAAAGACACATCTAAAGATGTTCGTCAAATCATGGATAAAGATGGAACTATGGTAGATATAAAAACTAATGATAGTACTTATTCAGCTATAGCAGAAAGTTTATATTTTGCAGATGCAACACAGTTTTTATTTATAGATGATAGTGAATTAACTCCAGAACGAGCTCAAGTAGCTTCTCAATTATTAAGACAAATAGATTTAGGATTAGGAAATTATATAGAATATTTGTATAATTATGCTTTACAAATAAAAGAAGAAGCTTACGAAACTATTGGATTTAATAAAGGAAGAAGAGCAGCTACAGAAGAAAGAACAGCAGTTTATAATGCCAGACAAGGACAATATGTAGGTACTTTACTTACAGAAGAATTATTTGAAGATTTTAGACTGTTTATGGAAAAAGAATTATTAGGAATAGTAGATTTAGGTAAATTTGTTTATAATAACGGTTTAAAAGCTACATTTACTAAACCTGATTACGAATTAACTAGTTTAGAAATACCACCTTTAGGATTAAGTAATTCTAATATAGGTATAACAGTAAAAGTTGGAGGTAAAACTAGAGAAGACTTTGAAACTTTTAAAGCTCAAGTTATGCAAATGGGTGGAAATAATTTACCTTTATCAAGCATTGGTAAAATTATGAGTAAAACTCAAAATTTTGATTCTTTAATTAGAGATTTAGAAGCTAAAGAACAAGAAATGTCTCAAATGCAACAACAGTCTCAACAAGCTTTAAATGACTTAGAAAGACAAAAACTAGAATTAGAAACTAGAAAAGTTGATATAGAGGAAAAAAGAGTAAATGGGGAACTTGAAATTAAAGCAGCTTCAGTAGGTTTACAAGCTTTACCAAAAGAAAATGGTACTGAAATGATTAAAATAGCTAATGAAAATAGTAAAAATCAACAAGACTCTTTATTAAAATTAGGAGATTTACAACTTAAACACGAAAGTGAAGCTACAAAAAGATACGTAGCTGATACAAACTTTAAAATAGCAAAGGAAAATAAACCTTGATGGCGAGAAAGGCTGAACTTCCTTTAATATATATAGCATTTTATTTTTATTTTTAACAACAATTATATATTTTCAATTATGACAGATGGATTAGACAAACTATTTGATATAGCAGAAGAAGAAAAAGTTAATGAAACAGCTTTTACTGCTCCTATTACAGATGATAGTCAAGAAACTGACGAAATTACAGATAGTACAGATTTACAAACTGTTACAAATTCAGAAGATTCTACTGAAGAAACTGATGATAGTGAATTAATAGCCCAATTTAAAGAGTTGACAGGCTATGAAGGTAATGTAATCGATTTAAGTGTCGAAGGAATTGCAGCAGTAGTAAAAGAGATTAAAGCTGATATAGCTAAAAACTATGAAGCTTATGATAATGACCCAGAATTAAAAGCTCTTATTGAATGGAAACAGCAAGGTAATAATATTAAAGATTATTTTTCTGTACCACAAAAATTTGATAAAAGTCTTTTTGATGTAGAAAACGATGCTCATGTAGACGCAGTTTTTAAATCATATTATTCAGGACTTAAACAGTTATCAGAAGAAGAAGCACAAGAACAAATAGATTTGTTAAAAGCTTCACCTGATAAACAAAAATTAAGATTTGCTACAGCTTTAGACGCTATTGCTAAAGATGTAGATGCTAAGTACGATAATTATATAGCTGAATTAGAACAAAATAAACAAAAAGCTATAGAAGAAGGTAAAGTTTTAGCTTCTGTAGTAGAATCAGGAGATTTTGGAACTATAAAATTAACTAAAGATGAAGTTTCAGGATTTACTTCTTTTTTAAATGATACAGTTACTTATGAATCAAAATGGGCTTCTTTACAATCAGACCCTAAAAAAATAGCAATAATGGAATTTTTAGCTTATAATGATTGTGATTTAAGTAAATTAAGAGGTATTACAACTATTAATTCAAGTACTAATCAAAGAAAAGTTCCTAATTTAATTAGAGGAGGAGAATCTACAGAAAGTAAGAGAAATACTAGTAGATTAACAGAAGATGAAGTTTTAAGTGCACTTAGAGGCATTAAATAATATAGTAAATTAATTAATAACAGTAAATAAAGTAAACTATGGCGTTAGGATTGGCCTTTAATAAAGACCTACAAATCTACGAAGCTAAACCAGGAGATGGTGTAGTAAATGCTTCTAGCAGACTGCATATAGCTAATGCAAGGTTGTCTCAACCAGAGTATATTAACTCAGCAATAACCTATATGGCTGGTAATGGAGGAAATTACCAAACACAAAACTTTCCACTATTCTTAGAATTGTATGGTAAGGGTAGAAAGAAAGGTATTAAGAATATTGATAATAGGTACAAAATTAAGATGTACGGTAAACCTAAAAGAATTACTACTATATCTAAAGCTATTACTCAAACAAACTGTGGTGCTAATGGAGCACATTTTAAATTGATAATGGCAGACAATTTGTTTGTTAAAAATCAAGAAATTAGTACTAATGGACTTAATCCTCTTACATTAAAAGTAATGAGTGATGGTAAATTGATTACTAAAGGACAAGTAGAGTATCAAGTAAAAAGAGTAGGTGTACCTGTAGCTACAGCAATACCAGCACAATTTTTAACTGTAGGTACTAAATGGGCAGGTGGTTTAGTTAAAGTATCACAAGAAAATTCTCATGGTACTAAACATAGAACATGGCAAACTCCTTTTGAACTTGAAAACCAACTAACTACTTTTAGAAGAAGTTATAAAGTTTCAGGTAACGTAGAAAACAAAAGACTAGCAATGCCTATTCAACTTCCTGATGGCAGACAAGTAACATTGTGGACAGACTGGGATTATTACAATAACGAATTAGATTTTGCAGTTCAAAGAAATGAAGATTTGATATTTTCAGAATTGAACATGGATGCTAATGGAGTTGTACATGATTTTGATGCTGATAGTGGAGAAGTAGCTCGTTCAGGTATGGGATTGTGGAATATGATTACTAATAAAGTAGAATATGCCACATTAACAGAAAAGAAACTTGATGAAACTATTCAAGATATTTTCTTCCAAACTACTTCACCTGTAGGACTTAATGGAGAATACATAATTACAGGAGGACTAGGTTTACTTAGAGACTTTGATAGAATTATGAAATCTAGTGCTAGAGGATTCTTGCAGCTAATTAGCGAAGACCACTTTATGTCTAAAGGAGAGAAAGGTTTAAGGTATGGTAATTATTTTACAGAATATAGACATTATTCAGGTAAAGTTATTAAAGTAGTTTATGACCAAGCTTTTGATAAATCAGCTAGAGCTGAAACTTCTGAAAGACACCCTATAACTGGACTTCCTATTATGTCTCATTCAGGTATGGCATTAGACTTTTCAGAAGTAGAAACTGGTGATGGTATTACTTCAAATATAACTATGTTGTATGAAGAAGGTAGAGAGTTTATAGAAAAGTATGCTATTGGTATGGCTAAACTTTCTTTTGCTCCTGAAACTCAATTTGTAACTACAGATGTGGATGAAAGTGCTGTTCACAAAATGGCAACTCATGGTATTTGGTTACATAGTCCATTAACTTGTGCTAAATTTATTTGTAAAGTAAACTAATACAATTAATGCAAAATATATATAAATTTTCCCCAGTAGCATCTAGTAAATTTTCACCAGAACTTTTAGAAGCTACAACAATTAATTACTGTCCTCCTTTAGATAGAAATACTAGAACTGAATTAACAGGACTTTCTAGAGAAGAAATAGAAAAGTTTTTACCTTCAGTTATAGGAGTAAATTCTACTAATAATGATTTTCTACAAAAAGTAGAAGAATATTATAGAGAATTTAGTGAAAGTGTTCCATATAAGGGAAAAACTATAGACGCTTCACTTGATTCTAATGGAATGCCAGTAAAACCAATAGAGTATCTATTATATAGAATAGTTGAAAAGGATAAAACTGTAGCTAAAGATGAAGATGTTAGTTCAGCAGATGGACAATTTTTTACATACAAGCTAGAAAGTTTATCAAATCTTAAACAAAAACAAGAAGATACTTTTAATGTTATAAAGGAAAGTACAATAGCTTATACTAAATTAGTATCTAGTGAAAATACTGAACCTAAATTAAGACAACTTAAATCAATAGTACTTCTTAATAGACAATTGTTGGAATTAGGTATAGATGAAGTAAATGATGCAAGTAGAATAACTACTGAAATTCATTTAAAAACTGTACAAGAAAAAAATCCGCAAGCTATTATAGATGCTCTAGAAGATAAAGACCTAGCATATAAAGCTTATATAGAATTATTTTTAGATTATGGTTTAGTATCT